GAATAGGAAAACAGTAAGGAGAAAACTATGGCTATAACACAAGCGATTGCAAACAACTTTAAAAAATTACTACTAGAGGGTGACTCTAATTTTAAACAAACTGGTGGTGATAAATATAAGTTAGCTCTTTATAAATCCACGGCTACTCTTAACTCAGCAACTACTTCTCTATTAACTTCTGCACCTACTAACGAAGTTACATCAGCAAACTATTCAGCTGGTGGAGGTGCACTTGTTAACAACCCAACTTCTTTAACAGCTGGTGTTGCAAGAGCAGATTTTGCTGACCTGTCATTTCAAAACGTTACTCTGACAGCAAGAGGAGCTTTAATTTATAACACATCATCTGCAACTACTAATTCTGCAGTTTGTGTTTTAGATTTTGGAGGAGATAAAACAGCTACTTCAGGTACGTTTACAGTCCAGTTTCCAGCACCAACATCAACAGCAGCGATTTTAAGAATCTCTGGTTAAATAGGAGGTAAACTCCTATGGCATCAGGAACTTGGAATACTGGCTCTTGGGGTCAAAACCAATGGAACGATAATGCGAATCCAACGCTTATCCCTACAGGGTTTGGTATATCTGCAGCACTCGGAGACGAGTCTAGTTCAACAGAAATTAATTTAGGTTGGGGTAGACAAGAATGGGGTCTTCAAGGTTGGGGTATTGGAGGAACTCTTATTCCTACCGGACTTTCCGCAACTTTTAATTTAGGAAGTGTTGCTATAACAGCTGATGCAAACACTGGCCAACTATCAAATAATAATTTACTTTTATCAGCAGACGATGGATCTGTAACTGCAACTGGTTTAGCAGAAGTTTCTGTAACTGGTTTCCCGCTTACAAATAGTTTAGGAACAGTAGACGCTGGTCCAGATGCAATGTTAGTTGGTATCGGAGCCACTATGGGTCTTGGTACTGTTGATGCATTTAATAATGAAGGTTGGGGTAGACTTGGTTGGGGAATTTTTGATTGGGGTGGTCCTGGAGATTCAATTCAAGCATCTGTTACTGGTCAAGCTTTAACCGCAGCTTTAGGAAGTCCTACAGAAGTTACTGGTAGCGCAACTATAACTGCTAATACTTTAAACGTAGCTCAATTAACTTTAGGTGCTGTAGATCCTGCACCTGATGCAATGATAACTGGAAATTTCATGATAGGTGCTTTAGGTACTCTTGGAATGCAAGGGGATGTTGCACCAACTGTAACAGGTTTTGGATTAAGCGCTGCTTTAGGTAATGAAACAGTAGATTTAAATACACCTGTAAATGTAACACAAAATCCAATGTTAGCGAGAGTTGCTTCTGTGACTGCATTTACTGATGTTACTGCAACTTTTGATGGTTTTGGATTGACTATGAACATAAATAGTGCTAATGCTCTTATCTGGAACGAAGTAAATACCGGTTCCGCTCCAATAGATCCTCCAGGTTGGAGAGAAGTCGTTGCATAAAGAGTTTGACACTAACTCTTTATTTTTATAAAATAAACGATATAAGGAATTTAATATGGCGAATTCAACATCAGCAAGTTTAAAACTTACAGTCCAAGCAACCGGTGAAAACTCAGGAACTTGGGGACAAATTACAAACACTAACCTTTTAATTTTAGAACAAGCAATTGGTGGTTATGATACTTTTAACATAACTAACGCTGCTAGATCTTTAACTTTTACTAATGGTGCTTTATCTAATGGTAAAAATGAAGTTATAAAATTAACAGGAACTTTAGAATCTAACCTAACAGTTAGTATTCCAAATTCAGTTGAAAAAACATACATTGTTGAAGATGGGTGTAATCACGCTGGATTTACTTTAACTTTTAAAACTGCATCTGGTACAGGTGTTCTTTTATGTGAAGGACACTGTTATACATTATATTCAGATGGAACTAATGTTGTAAAAGCAGGAGAACTTAAAAAATGGAGAGCCGTTTCTGCAGCAGAAACAATTCAAGCAGGTGCTCAACTTTTAGTAAACACAAATGGTGGAGCAGTAACAATTACGCTTCCAGCATCACCGGCTACAGGAGATGAAGTACATTTTGTAGACCAAGGTTATGATTTCAATACTAACGCATTGACTGTTGGTAGAAACTCTTCTAATATAGCTAATGCAGCATCCGATCTTGTAGTTAATACACAAGGTGCAGCTTTTAAATTAGTTTTTTCTGGAGACGCTACAACAGGATGGACTTACACGGAGAAATAATATGTCAAATTACGAAGCAACAAAATACGATTTTTCTGGAGCAAACCTTACAGGTATCGAAGGAATTCCTACAGCAACTATTGTGCCGTGGTCTTCTGCTTCAGTGCCAACAGGTTTTTTAGAATGTAATGGTCAAGCAGTTTCAAGATCAACTTACTCTGCTTTATTTGCAATCGTATCTACAACTTATGGATCTGGAGATGGCGCATCAACTTTTAACGTACCAAATTTAACAGATAATGTAGCTGTCGGTAAATCTAACAACAAAGCTTTAGCATCAACAGGTGGAGCTAACACTGTAAACATAGGATTTACTCCTGCTGGAAACGTTGGAGGTTCAACTGCTAATGCTACTTTATCAACTGCACAACTTGCATCTCACAGCCACCCAGGAGGTGCTGGTGGAGGTGGATCTGCTCCTTCTTATCCCCAAATTTCAGTTACACAAAATAGTAATACTGGTAGTGCCGGAAGTGGTAGTGGTCACTCTCACAACATGAGCGCAACTTTTTCTGGTAGTGCGGGTAGTGGTAATGGTTCAGTCTTACAACCTTATTTAACAATTCTTTATATTATAAAAACTTAGGAGAAAAAATGGCAAGCAAAGGAAATTGGACGATAGTATTTGATGACAAAATGATAATTAAAAATCATGCTGAAGGTGCTTCGGAAGGAATTGGATATGTTATTTCTGATGATTCTTTTTGGAACCAAGGAGAATTTTCAAATCTTTGGGCTATTCAATATGGCGCTTCTAATACTTCTGATGAAGTAGAATACAGAGATAGCACACCTCACTCATCATATGCTGCGGCAAACATTGGAGACATTAGTCAGTTTTCAAATAGATGGGACGTAGCTCATTTAGCACAATTACAAGCTAATTGGGATGCAGATGTTATTACTACATATAATGATGATGGAACAGTTGCTTCTACTGAAAGTGAATCCGATCAAATAGCTAGAAAAGGTGCAAGACCTACTTCTTATTCTTCTTAATAAGATTAACAAAATTTAACATAGCATATCTAGGTCCAGCATCTTCATTCCATTGAAGAGATGAATGATATACAAGAGGATCAAATATAATTGCTCTATTTTCTTTAAAACCTATATGCGTATTTAATTGATAGTTATTATTAATTTTATCATAAAAACCAGTTCCATTGTTAATTATAGAATTTCCTTTTAAATAAACTAAGCAATTAAATTCATAAAGAAAATCACAATGAGGTTTTGCTTCAGAGTGTTTTGTTGTTAATACATACTGAGAATTTATGTCAGTGCATTTTAAATTAAACAACTTTCTTAAATTTTTCATAGTTAATTGAGCTATGTGATGAGTTGGATTTAATTTAACTTGAAAATATTCTCTACCATAAACATTGCCATAATCAGCCATTCTATTGGTAAAATTATTTGTCATTAATTCATAATGAATTGAATTTAATGTTTTTTTATCAAAAAAATTATCTTCAACAATAATTCTTTTATTTATTTGCCTCATTTATCTTAACATCATCCAAGAAGTTATTATGTATTTTTTACCTGATAAAGGTGGATTTCCTCTATGAAGATATGGAAAAGATGATGGCCAAATAACTATTCTACCTGTTTTAGGTTTTACTCTTTTTGAAAAATGTAAAAATTCTGTTTCTCCTCCTTCCTCTACGTCATTTAAATATATAGAAAAAACAAATGCTCTTGGTTCATTATGATAACCCGGGCCATGTTCAATGTGCCAAACGTGATAGCCTTCAGTAGGTAATGTTTTTTGTATTTTTAAATTTGTATAGTGAAAAGAGGGAACTCCAAAAACATCTTCAGCACCTGTAGTTTTTAGATAAAGCTTAAAAGCAATGTCAAAATTAAACATTATTGGTTTTAATTCTTCCCACCAAACATCTATATTACTTTGGTTTGCAAAATATGCTTGATCTTGCATTTCAGTTGTTGGTTTGTTTTGTGAACCAATTCTACTTACTGTTTTATTAAATTTATCTTGATCTTCGTATAACTGAATAGCTTTATTACATTCTTCAGGCATAATAAAATTATCATAAACTCCAATAAAATTGTTTATATCTACTTTTTTTTCCATTCTAATTTTCTCCTTATATTATTTTAACTAATGCCTGTCTCAAACCAAATAGTTCATATTTATACTTTAAATTATTATTTTTTACAAACTCTTGCCAAGCTTTAAATTCACCACATCTCCAACCTATATAACTAATATATTCATCAAATAAAATTCTTGTGCCAGGAACGAATCTTTCTGGACCTATTATATTAAGAGCTTCTATTGTAGATTCATAAGTATCACAATCAACATGTAAGAAAGAAATATTTTGTATTTCATATCTAGAACCTAGTATAGTAAATTTATCCATTCCTTTAAAAAAACCTGGAAGAGTATCTTTGAAATACCCTTTAATTAATTCTACATTGTTATTAACCAAAGGTAGTTTTCCTTTTAAAGAAAAATCTCCTTTTGAAAAATATCCTCCTTTCCAATCTTCTTGAAACCCTAGAAAACTATCAAAACCATACCAAGTTTTTTTAGGTTTATTTTTAGAAAAAAAATTAATACTTGTTCCTTCGTATACTCCTAGTTCCATGCATAATCCTTCTACTTCTATTTTAGAAAGAGCTACATTCCACCAACCGCCATCTGTAATTATAACTTCAGAAATATATTTTTTTATATAATCTGCAGATTCTTTAGTTGCTTCTTCATATAAAATATCAAAAGCATCTTTATTTATTAATTTTTTTGTTTCCATTTTAATCTTTCTTTTTTTATTATTTCTCCATCTTTTGTTTCAGCACCTGTTTTATAGTTAACACTTTTTAAAAATTTATCATAAGCGTGATGAGTAAAAGGACCATTTTGATCTACATAGTGTACAAACATTTGTGCCATTCCTTCTCCTTTATATGTACCTGGACGCCAATGATCTTGAACACACCCCGCATACAATAATCCTTCTCCTTCTTCTAATTCATATGTTTGTCCTTCTATTACAATAGGCCAGTTATCATATTTTTTAATACAAGCTGTTACAGATACTTCACAAGAAGGTCTATCAATATGTTTAGCTAGTTTGCCTCCAAAAACATAATATCTCCAATATGAAAATGTAGGAAACAATTTTAAACCAGATTCTTTTTCTACTAAAGGTAATTTTATATCTAACAACCCCATCATCATAGGATCATAATAAAAAGAAGGAGAGTCAGTTTGTTTATCTCCTTTGTAGTTGTTAAAGTCTAATCTGTTATAACAATACTTTTGAAGCATTTTTAATTCATCTTTTGAAAAAAAATTTTTAATTAATTTAAATTTTACTGTAGCCATGCTGCTATACTATACCTTTTACCTTTCTTAATAGGTTTAATTAAATGAGGATATAAAAAATTACTAGGAAAAAATACAACAGATCCTTTACCAAGTTTTAATGATTTAATTTCTTTACCTGTTTGATCAGTAAAAGATAGTTCTCCACCTTCATAGTCATTGTTTAGATTAAGAATAATACTAAGATTTCTAGGTAACTCACGAGCATAGTCTATGTGTATGTTGTATTTACCACCAGAATTATATTTTAATAAATCTATTTGATGTATTTTTGTAGCATTTATCATGGGAAACTTACTTTTATAAAAAACAAAAAGTCTTTCTATTTCTGTCTTTATATAGTTCCAATAAAAAAGATTTGTAGGAGTATCAAAATTTAAAGAGTAACCTTTTACATTTCTAATTTCGTTATCTACTTCGTTAGAAATAGGTAAAGGATTTTTAGCTTTTTTATCTATTAAAGATATTATTCTTTTAATAAAGTTGGGGTCTATTATAT